CCACATTGTTAAGCTTGAAGAAGGAGAACATCAGATTAGGATTGCTCCGTATAAGGAAGACTTGGATATGCCGTTCCAAGAGCTTTGGTTTCATTTTCGCATCGGCGGACGCACATTCTTGTGTCCAAATAAGATGAAAAATGAGCCCGATCCTATTTGTGATTTCGCAACCACTTGTTGGAATGAATTCACGAAGACGAAGGATGAGACTTATAAGGAGATGTTTAAGACAATGGCTCCTACTCTTCGCGTATACCTGCCTGTTATGGTCCGCGGTGAAGAAGACAAGGGCTTGCGTTGGTGGAGTATTTCACCACGAACTACCTATAAGGAAATTCTTAATCATGTACGTAGTGGTCTTCGTCAGAATGTCGATATCACAGACACCTCTGAGGGTTTGGACTTGATGGTTACAGTGGCTCCTGGATTTAACAACTGGTTGATGCCAACTTCTATTACCACTGCATTGAAGGGAACTCCTTTGGCCCCCAAGAACAAGGTAAAAGAAGTAATTGATACCATTGAACCTCTCAATCAGCTTTTTGATTATAGTCCAGTAGATGAGATGAAGACGGCGTTGGAGAAGCATCTTAATCCTAACGCTAATGATTCTGATTCTTCTTCTGGTACTTTACTTAACTTTGGAGAAAACTCCGATAAAGAAAAGGTCTCAGCAGAAGAGGACACTACTAATACCAAGATTGATGATGCCTTTGATAAGTTACTTAGCTAAATGGCAAGAAAGAAAATAGTAACAGATGATTCCCCCTCTAACGAGGGGGATTCCATTCTCACTGACATATTGGTAGATAGCCTAAATAAACAACTAGGAGATGTAGCTTTCATTCTAGGTAAGAATGATACCTCTAGTGATGTTAAGGAATGGATATCTACCGGCTCTACAGTACTAGATACTATTATTTCTAATAACGCCGATGGTGGTGGTGTTCCAGTTGGAAAACTTACTGAAATAGTAGGTGAAGAGGCTACTGGAAAATCACTATTGTCTTATATGATTCTAAAAGATTGTCAAGACCGCGGCGGTATTCCAGTATTGATTGATACAGAGAATGCAGTGAACGAGGATTTCTTGCAGCTATTAGGCATGAAACTGTACCCCGAAGGGCAGCTAATCTATATACAAGTGGACTCTGTAGAGAAAGTATTTTCTGCTATTGAAAATGTGATAAGGAAGATAAAAGAAAATAGAAAAGATAAGTTGTGTTGTGTTGTTTGGGACAGTGTAGCAGGTAGTTCAACTGACGCAGAAATGCAGAAGGATTATGGCGAATCTACTGTTGGTATGCACGCAAGAATGATAGGTCAAGGTCTACGTAAAACTATTAGGTTTATTGGAAAAGAACGAGTAGCCTTAGTATTCTTGAATCAGATGAGACAGAAGATTGGTGTAGTTTTTGGTGATGACTTGGTTGCACCTGGCGGCAAGGCTATTCCATTTTTTGCATCGGTAAGATTGCGACTTTATAGAGATGGTTTTGTAAAGGCGGGTAAGGATACTTTGGGAGTAGGCATCAAGCCTATGGTTCAAAAAAATAGAATGGGACCACCGAAGCGCGAAGCCAAGTTGAAGATGTACTTCAATCGGGGGTTGATTGATGAAGAGAGTTGGCTTGAAGTGTTGTTGCAGTTTGACGTAGCAACAAAGATCTCTGCACAAAAGTCATCTATTACCAATAAAGATACTGGTGAATTATATGAGTTTCAAAATCGTAAGTTTGTAGATTGGGTTCGTGATCCTGCAAATAAGGAAGCTCATAAGTACTGTCAACAAAAAGTTAGAGAAGTATTAGTCATAGAACAAGATCCAGATAAGCGAGAAGAAGAAATGGTTCTTGAAAAGATATCGGAAGGTGAAGAAACATAATGGTAGCGTTTAATAATACACCGGCTGAAGAGATAACTAATAAGGTTAAAGAGTCCTTTAATAAGCGACACTTTGCTATTGGCGCTGCTGCTGCCATTCTTATAGTGGTATTTTTTCTAGCAGTCATAGTTGGTGTTACCTTTGTTATTACTTGGCCATTGGCTTATTTATGGAATATTGGTATTGTTCCTTTTGGAGTACCTATTCTTACATGGTGGCAAGTAACAGCAATATGGATTCTTTTAGGTGTTGTTGGCCAAATCATAAAAAAAATCTTCCGAGATTGAATCTAAATTTTTTTGATTGATAGTGTATTTTTCTAAAAATTTTCAGCCATATTTATGTTACCCCAAAGAGAAAAAAGTAGATAGGGAATCCAAAAACCCTGTCTATTTTTCTCTCAATGGGTAAAGTAGGTTATTTTGACGGTAGAAGATAACGAACGAATTAAGAATAGTCTCACAGAAAATAGATGGTTTAGACTAGCTAAAGAACAATGTCTAAATAGTTTGCACCAGACTCGCTTTGGAGCGGTTCTTATATTGAAAAATGGCAAATATTTTTCAGCATGTAATGTAGAGAAGTCACATCCTTTGATTAGAAAACATTACGATTTTTTTGCTGTTTCACTACATGCGGAATTGAACACACTACTCCGTGTAAATGTTATCCGACACCGGCATCAAATTGCCGGATCTACTTTTTATGTTTATCGGGAAGACCGCAATGGCTGGCTTAAGCCGGCTCATCCATGCCATAGTTGTCTATCCATTATGAAGGATGTAGGCGTTCGTAAATGTTTTTATACAACAAAAGATGGTTATAATGTTACTTACCTTTAGGAGTTATAAATGACCGACAAGCCAGTTTTATTCATCGACCTATTAAATCTATTCTGCCGCAGTTTTTCATCATTACCACTTACCAATGATGATGGTCTGCATGTAGGCGGTGTCTATGGTTCTCTCAATGCTTTACAGAGTTACATTAAAAGGTTTCAACCAAGTGAATGTATCATCGCGTGGGAGGGTCTAAACAGTGGTGAGAGACGCCGCAAGAAGCTACGGGAGTACAAAGAAGGCCGTAAGTTTACCTCTATGAAAAGGGGGTTTGAGACCTCTGACGGGGATGAGAAAGAGGCGTTTGCTAGACAGTTAGAACTACTGAGAAAGGCGATGGATCAGTTACCTATGAAGCAAGTAGCTGTTAAATATCTTGAAGCAGACGATGCCATTGCCTATTTGGCTCGAAAGGTTATCAAAGAAAAAAGTATTATCATTACTACAGATAAAGATTACCTTCAACTTATAGATGAAAACATTTCAGTATTTCGTCCTGTAAAAACAAAAGAAAATCCCCAAGGTGAGTTAATTGATTTAGATTGGATGTATCAAAAAGAAAATATCCATCCTTACAATTATGCTTTGTTAAAGGCCATTGTTGGCGATAAGAGCGATAACATCACTGGAGTAAGAGGGGTTGGGGAAAAGACGGCAAGGAAAGAAATACACTTGCTATGGGCTAAAGAAAACTTTGATATTGATGATTTGTTTAAGTGGCTACTAACTCGCAAAGAAAAGAAGTATCAAAAGTACTTAGATAATGAAGATCTCATTCGACTCAATTATAAAATAGTTCAGTTGTTGGAGTTGGAAATTTCACTCACTGCTATTGATAGTTTACAAAATTCTTACATTTCTGATACACCAAAGTTTAATTCTTATAAGTTTCGTATTAACCTGTTGAACGAAGACATTAGTCCAACTAATATAGATGGTTGGTTGGCTAACTTTTCAATCTTGAATAATAACCCTGTTTTATAAAGGAGAACAAAATTGGCAACAAACACTGATTCTTTTGAGTCTTTTGGAGTAGGATTTCAAAATAATGTAATTCAAGGACTTCTAACCGATAGAGAGTTTTTTGAGAAATCATTTGAAACATTAAAGGATGACTATTTTACTGGAGATGCTCACAAGACAGTTTGGACCGAGGTAAGAAAATTATTTAATAAGTACAATACTCCACCTACCTATGAAACATTGAAGGTGGAAATCTCATCACTACCTGACAACCAACTTAAAGAAGATACCATTGAGGTTTTACTGGACATAGAAACCAAAGTAAATAGACAGGAAATAGAATACGCCAAAGACAAGTCGCTGGAGTTTTGTAAAAACCAGTCTATGAAGCAGGCAATTCTTACTTCTGTTGATTTGTTGAAGGAAGGCAAGTACGAAGAGATTCAATCTGTCATTGAGAATAGTTTGAAGATTAATACAGAACAAGATTTGGGGCAAGACTTTTTCCAAAGTTTTGATTCAAGGCGCAAAGTGCATACAAGAAAAACAGTACCTACTGGATTCCCTCTCTTAGATAGTGAAAACATTTTAGATGGTGGGTTGGCTCATGGCGAGTTAGGTGTTGTGATGGCACCTACTGGTGGTGGCAAGTCATTCTTTCTTGTCAATCTTGGATATGGTGCGTTAGCTGCAGGTAAGAATGTTATTCATTATTCTATGGAGTTAAGTGAAACCCATGTTGGTAATCGTTATGACTCTCGTATTACAGGTATTCCCACAAAAGAATTACGCAGTCGTATGGTAGAGGCAGAGAATGAACTGGCTAGGTTCATGGGTGGTCAGCTAATGATTAAGGAATATCCACCAAAGGTAGCTACAATCAATACAATCAAATTTCATATTGGTAGATTGTTATCAAATGGATTTGAGCCTGATCTTGTTATTATTGATTATGGCGATTTGATGAAGAGTCGTCGCGGTTATGAGCAGAAGAGGTTTGAATTGGAAAGTGTGTTTGAGGATCTACGGGCTTTATCAATGGAGATGAAGTTGCCAATTTGGACAGCTACTCAAAGCAATCGTGATGGTTTTAATGATGAAGTTATTACAATAGATAAGGTTGGAGAAGCAATTAACAAGGCTCATGTCGTTGATTTCTTTGGTACATTTTCGCAGCGTAAGTTCCATGTGGGTAAGAATCGTATGGGTGAAGCCAATGTAAATTATAATATTGATATGAAACCAGAATGTGCTTTTATTGATTTGAATGATGATCAACCAGCAGGATTTTCTACTTCTGATAAAATAAATAACTTGTTGTCTGGTGGTGGAGATAATCGTAGCAAGATTGGTAACCTATATAAAAGCTATAAGGATGGAGAATAATGGAAAGATTCACAATAACAAAAACAAAGAGGTGGGGTAATGCCTCTACCGAAGTTTATAATGTATATTCTATCGCTAGAAGTAAATCTAAAAGAGATGATGTTATTCGTATCGCTAATGAATTGATGGCAAAAGAAGAGGTTTATACTAATGAGGCGGTGGAGTACGAAGTCATTCTAGCTCACGACAATGGTCAGAGTGAGTTCATACATCGTGTAGAAAAAGACGGTAAGAAAAGTATCTGATGCCAGAATACACTTGGATTTGTAATGGGTGCGCTCATAAAATAACTAAGAGAATGAGTATAACAAAATACAACCCAAAAGAACAGGTTTACTGTCCAAACTGCGGCGAAGAAGCAAGGCGTACAATAGAGCAAGTAGGAATAAGTTTTGGAAAAGGATTTTTTAGAGATGGTTATCAAAGTGCAAAAAATGTAAAAACAACAACAGACGGAGACAGTTAATGGACCTAAGCCAGGAAATTTTATCAGAAGTTACTGTACATATGAAATATGCCAGATATCTACCCGACCAACAACGTAGGGAGACTTGGGAAGAACTTATAACACGAAATAAGAATATGCATCTTGCAAACTTTCCTAAACTACAATCAGATATAGAAAAGGCATATCAGCTAGTATATGATAAAAAAGTATTGCCGTCTATGAGATCACTCCAGTTTGCAGGACCGGCCATATCTCAAACTCCCACTCGTATTTATAATTGTGCATATCTACCTATTGATGACTATCGTGCGTTTAGCGAAGTCATGTTTTTGTTGTTAGGGGGAACTGGCGTAGGATATTCTGTTCAGAAGCACCATGTAGAAAAATTGCCACCTGTTCATAAACCTACGAAGAAGCGACGATATCTTGTAGGGGACAGTATAGAAGGTTGGGCAGATTGCATTAAGGTACTAGTGAAGTGCTATTTTCTTGGTAAGCCAGAACCTGAGTTTGATTTTAGAAGCATTCGTAAGAAGGGCGCGCTGTTAATTACTAGTGGTGGTAAGGCTCCAGGACCAGAACCTCTTTCAGATTGTGTTCATAACATAAAAAGAATATTTAATAGGAAGGAACATGGTGAACAACTTACAACGGTGGAAGTCCATGATATTGTGTGTTGGATTGCTGATGCTGTATTATCCGGCGGTATTCGTAGGAGTGCTACTATTTCTTTGTTCTCATTG